TTGGTAGAAATTCTAGAATCACAGTCACCGGAATTGGAATGACGAGTGAACTTATCTTTGAAAATGTTCAAGGGGAGTTCTTGACTGGCATCGGCAACACACTTATGTACGTCAATAGTGCAGGAGTTACAACTCAGTTTAACTTTAAAGATGCTGTGGGAGTTGGTAACACAATTCAAAACATTATCACCGATAGTGATGGATTACATATCAAGGTCAATCATAAAAACCATGGTATGTACTTCTCTGATAACAGAGTTGCAATCAGCGATGTTCAGTCTGATATCAAACCAACAAAACTATCTGCAGAGTTTGCGATTGGTTCAACTGGTGAAATTTCTGTTAATGACGGAACCAACTTCGGAACCTTTGAGAATGTTGGTGTAGGAACAACAAACGTTGGATTCCTTAAGATTGGAAATGAAATTATTGAGTATACCAACGTAACTGGAAATGTGATCGGTGGCACAATCACCAGAGGTAACAATCAGGCGAACTATCCTATCGGAACTCCTGTATTCAAGTATGAGATTGGTGGAGTCAATCTCCATAGAGTCAATAAGACACATGATTTAAATAATGTCACCGTTGATAATCCAATCACTTTTGATTCTTATAATGTAAAACTTGACATGTCAGAAACCTTTAATACAGGAACTGGTACAAGTGCAGATGATAGAAGTAATGATGTTGGTCTTCCTAAGTTGTTTATGAACAAGACGAAGACTGCTGGTGGTTATGACATCAGAGCATCTCAAAATATGCCATTTGAAATTCTTACACCTATCATTCAAAACGTTACCGTTCGTGGCACCTCTCTTAACGCTGAAGTAAGAACAATCTCAAGTCAAAGTATTAGTGGAAGTGAAATTCCATTTATTGATGAAGGATTCTCTGATCTCAATATTAATACTCCAAACTACTTTGACACCCCAAGAATGATTGCTTCTAAGGTGAACGAAAATGAAAAACTTGATAATATTCCCGGAAATAAATCCATGAATATGAGACTGTTCCTTGGAACAGTTGATACTAGAGTAAGTCCTGTGGTTGATGCACAGAGAATCTCTGTCATTACTACTTCAAATAGAGTCAATAGTGTTGTTACTGACTACGCTACTGACGCGAGAGTTAATACTCTCAGAGAAGATCCTACAGCATGTCAATACATTTCTAAGGAAGTTGTATTGGAAAATCCTGCAACTTCGCTGAAGATTCTCGTTTCTGCTCATGTAAACGCTCTGTCTGATATCAGAGCTCTTTACGCGATTAGCGACAAACAGGGATTTGATCCTATCTTCCAACTGTTCCCTGGTTATGATAATCTCAATACCAGAGGACAAGTGATTGACTCTAGTTTAAATGATGGTCAAACAGATACTAAGATTATTAGATCTGATAATTATAACTTCGATAGTTTGAATCTTGATTATAAGGAAATGACATTTACTATCGATCAACTGCCTGCATTTAGATCATACAGAATCAAACTTCTGTTAACATCTACAAGTCAGGTATATGTCCCAAGAGTAAAAGATCTGAGAGTTATCGCACTTGCATAATGGAAAAATATACTGTAGAGGGTCACTCCGATTTAGCGAGAGACCCTCGTACTGGTTCAATTGTTAATGTAAATAAAACTGAATATGAACAATATCTTGCTAGACGTGAAGTGAAATCTGAAAAGAATCAGAAAGTACAGAACCTTGAGGACGAACTTGCTAGTATGAAGGGTGATATTGATGAAATTAAGTCACTACTTAAGGAGTTATTAAATGGACCCAGATAGCATCGAACTTAACAATCTTTCTAAGAGTTTTGCATATCAAAAATTAGCATCACAGATAGATAGTTGTGAAGATCGTGATGAACTTAGAAACATCGCTAAGTCATTTATCAAACTTTATTATAAACAACAAGAAACCATATCAGTAATAGGTATCCCGAATGGCTAGTAATAACATTACTTTTGATCCAGATTCTGGAGTCCCTTACGGTGCCAATTTCTCCATCTATACTGGTGGGGATTTCAAACAAACTCTTAATATTAAAAATACATCAAACTCTGCCTTTAATCTTACAGGTTATTCAGGGTCGGGTCAGATGAGAAAGAGCACTTCAATCGGATCAACAACTATTGCTGCAGGAACTTTTACTGTAGGAATTACGAGTGCATTAGATGGTACTTTGCAAATTTCTATGGGTTCTACTGATACAAGAAATTTAGCAGAAGGAAGATATATGTATGATGTCTTAGTAAGTTCGGGAGCAACTTACTATAACTTGGTTAATGGAAATGTGTATGTATATCAGGGTATTTCCTCCGCTCCATAAATACTTAAAAAGTAGTGAATAGATGGCACAACCTGCAAGTAGGACAGACCTCATAAACTATTGCAAAAGACAGTTAGGTGCTCCTGTCTTAGAGATCAACATCGCAGATGAGCAGGTGGATGATCTGGTTGATGATGCTCTGCAGTATTTTCACGAAAGACATTTTGATGGTGTAGTACAGACGTTTTTAAAATATAAAATTACACAAGACGATATTGATAGAGGTAGAGGAAAAGGAAGCAATAATCCTGTTGGTATTGTAACAACCACCGCAACATCAACAGTTGGGATTTCTTCTACTTTTTCTTTTGAAGAGAATAGCAACTTCTTACAGATTCCACCTGCTGTACTTGGGATTAATAAGATTTTTAGATTTGACGGATCAAATACTGTTACTAATAACATGTTTAGTGTTAAGTATCAGTTATTCCTGAATGACGTTTATACATTCAGTTCGACTGAGATTTTGTCATATGCTATGACAAAAAGATATCTTGAGGATCTTGATTTTGCACTTGGAACAGAAAAATATATTAGATTTAATAAAAGACAAGATAGACTTTACTTAGACTTTGACTGGGGTGCAGCAAGTAAAGATGATTATTTGATTATTGATTGTTATAGACTTATTGATCCGAACGATTTCACCAGAGTTTATAATGACTCATTCCTTAAGAAATATCTTACTGCTCTGATGAAGAGACAGTGGGGACAGAACTTGATTAAGTTCCAAGGTGTCAAACTTCCTGGTGGAATTGAACTTAATGGTCGTCAAATTTATGATGATGCAGAGAAAGATTTAGAAATTATTAGGGAGCAGATGTCAAATACTTATGAACTTCCTCCCCTTGATATGATAGGTTGATATCATGGTGTTAAATCCATTTTTCACACAAGGCACTTCATCCGAACAAAATCTTGTTCAGGATCTTATCAACGAACAGTTGAGAACTTATGGTGTAGAAATTTTTTACATCCCAAGAAAATTTGTTACAGAAAAGTCTGTAATTAGAGAAGTAGTTCAATCAAAGTTTGATCTTGCTTTACCTCTTGAGGCGTATGTTGATAATTACGATCAATATTCTGGCGCAGGAAATCTTTTATCAAAGTTTGGAATAGAATCAAGAGATGAGGTACGATTAGTCATCTCTAGAGAGAGATATGAAAATTACATCACACCTCTGATTGAAGATCAATCAAATATCAAATTATCTACAAGACCAAAAAATGGAGACCTAATTTGGTTCCCACTTGATGATCGTCTTTATGAGATTAAAGATATTGAATATGCTAAACCATATTATCAACTGCAAGATCTTTACACTTATGAACTTATCTGCGAGCTCTATCGTTATGAAGATGAGGTCATCGCAACAGGTATTGATGAGATTGACAATAACCTAGTTGGTGAAGAGTCTGACGGTCAAACCGACGACGGCATCAGCACCATTCAAGGTGTCACTCATACGTTAACTCTGGTTGGAACTGGTGTTACCGCTACCGCTGTCACAGGAATCATTACATCCGGTGGTGTTAGATTTATCACCATTACAAATAGAGGAGGAGGGTATGGAGAGATTCCGACAGTTGCAATATCCTCTGCTCCGTCAACAGGTATTACAGGTATTGCAACTGCTACCATGATCGGTGGTATCAACGTATGCAACCTCAACGCAAATCCAAAACTGCAGTCTGTTCAGACTGTTCCTATCATAAATCCAGGTGCAGGATATACCGTTGCACCTAAAGTCAAGTTCTATGGTGGCAAGGGAGGCACAGGTGCAGCAGCAACCTCTGGGATTGGTGATGGTGTAGTCGGAATTGTTACTCTTAGTGGTGGCGGTTCTGGTTATACTACAGCACCAACTATTACACTTTCTAATGAAGTGTTCTTATCAGGTGTTTCTACCGAGTCTGCTGAATTGGTCCCAGTCGTAAGTGCTGCTGGAACGATTAGTGCAATCAGAATCACAAACGCAGGTCTTGGTTATAGCACAGCACCAACTATCACTATCGGAAGTCCCAACATGGACTCGTCTGGAGACTTTATCTTTAATGAAGTTGTAACAGGTTCTACTAGCGGAACTACAGCAAGAGTTAGAACTTATAACTCCACCACAAATGTCCTTGAGGTTGCAAGTGTAAGTGGAACATTCACGATTGGTGAAGATATTGTAGGATCTACATCCGGTGCATCTCATGCCTTGAGGGTAATTGATACTGAACCTGACAACGACCCATTCGCTGATAATTTTGAGATTGAAACTCAAGCGGATAATATTCTTGACTTCTCCGAACAGAATCCATTCGGTATTCCCTAAATATAGTTAGTCGGACTACTTATTGTCATAAGGTCTTAACATGTTTGGATACTTTTATAACGAAATTTTGAGGAGGACAATCATATCCTTTGGAACCCTCTTCAATAATGTAACGATTCAGCAGGATAATTCTGTTGTAAAAGTTCCTCTGGCCTACGGTCCAACTCAAAAGTTTTTAGCAAGAATTGAGCAGTCACCTGATCTCAACAAACCAACGGCAATCACTCTTCCAAGAATGTCGTTTGAGTTTACAGGACTTACTTACGATCCATCTAGAAAAGTAACGACTACTCAACAGTTTACAGTTAAAGATCCTGACGACGGAACAGAGACTAAAAAGGCATTCATGCCAGTTCCATACAACATGAATTTTGAACTGGCAATCATGACCAAGTTAAATGATGATGCTCTTCAAATTGTAGAACAGATATTACCATACTTTCAACCAGCATATAACCTTACTGTTGAACTAGTATCAACAATTCAAGAAAAGAAAGATGTCCCTGTGGTTCTTGAAAATATTACCATGGAAGATGACTATGAAGGAGATTTTACAAAAAGAAGAGTCTTACTTTATACTTTGAGATTTACAGCAAAGACATACCTGTTTGGTCCTGTTTCTTCTGCAACGAAGGATATTATCAAGAAGGCAACTGTCAATTATCTCACAGGCACAGATACTTCAAATACTACAAGAGCACTTACTTATTCTGTCGAACCAAGAGCAATCAAAAATTATACAGGTGATGCAATCACTAACCTGGCAGATGATGTCACTAAGACTGCTAAGACAATCAGCGTTGATAGTGCAAGTGGTTTGAGTGAGAAGACTTATGTTGATCTGAATGGAGAGACTATCTTCATTAAATCAATTGACGGCACTAAACTTTCTGTTCTTAGAGGTCAATATAATACTGCTGCAGTCACTCACCTCAAAGGTGATGGCGTATTCGTAATTGACTCCTCAGATAATGCATTGATTGAAGAAGGTGATGACTTTGGATTTAGCGGCACTCTGACTGGAGGATTTGACGGATTATGAGTTTTAACGATTTAAACGAAACATTTAATGTCGATGGTGAAGTGGTTGTCCCTGAGGTTTCTCCCATCAAACCTAAAAAGATTACTGCTCAAGTTGATGACATCAAAAAGGATTATGAATACACTAGAGGTAATTTATATTCTATAATTGAAAAAGGTCAAGAAGCAATCAACGGTATTCTTGAATTAGCACAGGAGTCTGATCAACCTCGTGCATATGAAGTTGCAGGACAACTTATCAAGAGTGTTTCTGACGCTACAGACAAGTTGATGGATCTTCAGAAAAAACTGAAAGACGTTGAAGAAGATAAACAAGTTCGTGGTCCTTCCACAATTAATAATGCGTTGTTTGTTGGATCTACTGCAGAATTAGCAAAACTGTTGAAAGAAAAGGATAAAAAATGAGCACAGAGTTAGGAGAATTTTTTTCCCTCATAGGTAAAGCCAGACAAGAGAAGGAAGAAGAATTCCAATCTCTTGTGGGGGAGATTAATATTGACTCTTTGTTTGCAGAAGTAAAAACCTCCGTTGCCGAAGATAAAAAGAGGAAAAAGAAAAAATTAGAGGAAGACAAAAAGAAGAAGGCAAAAGAAAAAAGACAAGTAAAGGCACTTGAATCATGGTTGTACTCTGAACCTAAGGATGAGAAAAAACTTGAAATTGAAGATGCTAATGGAGATGTAGCGTTTGAAGTTGTTGATTTAATTACACCAGAACCACTCAAACCATCTGAACCAGTTGTAGAGGAGCAAGAAGAACCCGAAGAAATTTTTGAAGAAGCAGAGGAGATTCCTGAAGA